AAAAGCAAAAGGAGAGATTCACAAAGAGCAAGTATAACCAGATGTATTTAGGGGAGTTTGTAGATGATGCATACCGTATATTTGGAGATAAGTGGATAGATAAGGTCTGCACACTAGAAGTTAAGAATTATCACCCAAATGACCCAGATAATCAAGCCATAGGCATAGATGTGGCGGGAACTGGAGAAGACGAATCTACTTATGAAGGTTTAGTTAGAAGTAATAAAGTAAAGCAATTCTATCACCAAGTAGTAGAAAAGAGCAGTGAAATGTGGTTTACTGAGATGATGATTAACATCAGACACCTAAATAAAACATATGACCCTAAGTTTGGGATAGATGGGGATGGTCTAGGTTCTGGCGTTGTCAGTTCTTCTATGTCTGATGATGATTTAAAGAGAAAGGTATCAGATTTGAAAAATAGTAAAAGAGAAATAGATGGTGATGGGAAGATGACAAGCAGGAGCATGAAAGAAGCCATGTACATGAATATGCTTGAGATGGGGGAAACTGGAAGATTACAGTTATTTGATTCTGCAGAGATTAGATTATCTCTAAGAAGTATAATATCTCAAAAACAAGAAGGGGGGAGTGAGAAGATTGATGGCAATTACTCACATATCGCCGAAGGGCTAGTTAGAGCTGCATGGATGTTAAAAGAGAAAGATTTAAATCTTAAAGTGTACTCCATAAAAGTATAAGGAAAAATGGCTGATTTAGGAACACTAGCAACCACAGCACAAGTTCTCTTAGCCATAGGACAAAACGGAAGCGCAACCCAAATTCTAGAAGATAATACTAACATATGGATTTTGATGGCCGAGGCAGACATGGAAAAGGAGTTCGGTAATAATATAGGTCTAGTAGCAAATTACGCAAGCGTAACTGCAGCACTAAAACAGTGGTTAGCCATGGTAGCCTCACATAGAGCAGCCTTCTATGCAATTAACCAAAACCAGAACACATGGCAATTGGCCACATCACAATCTAAACTAAATGTATGCAATAGTATCTGGAAAGGGTTTTTATCAGACCTTAAAAGCCGAAGACCAGATATTATTGATGACTTAGGATTATAAAATGCCCTTAGACCCAGCACTAACAGAACTTACAACAGTATCCCAAGCATCCCCAACTGTAGAATTTACTGATTTTGTTACTAGGACTGGTTTTGTTACTTTCTATGCAGCAAAAACAACCGACCTTAACGTCCTAACACAATCAGACTTTTATTCGGATACCGTAACAACTTCAATTTTAAACCAGAACCCAACAGAGTTCACGAAGATGTTAGACTTAGACTTTGATATAGAATTTAAGGAGACTGGGGATGTTAGGGGTACTGGGACTGTGAATGTGCCAGTAATGATGGTTATACATAATAGTAGCAAGACACACAGTTCTTATGTTATAGTAAAGGTTAGGCACTGGGATGGTTCTACTGAGACTGACTTAGTTACTAACCAGTCTGACACATGGATTGAGACAAGCACAGGAACTAATGAAGTACATAAAGCCATGTTTGGTATTGATGTGGTTATACCAGAGAGACACTTCGCAGAAGGTGACACCTTAAGGCTCACTGTTGAGTTATGGGGAGATTCTACAGATTCAGGTGGTAATGGAGATTGGGTTCTTGGGCATGACCCTAAGAATAGGGGTACAACACCTAGAGAATCCTTAGGGGGTTCTGGAAATGCCACAGCTTTAGACTTTGGTTCAGAACCCACAATTTTATTATTTAAATGTCCCTTCAAGGTAGAGTAAATGGCAGAAAGAGATATAGGCAAAGCAACAACAACAGACTTCACAAACCAAGTACCTAACTTCATAGTAGAATCTATGGCACTTGAGGTAGCAAACGCAGATGGAAGCGAGACGTTTATTTATTATGATAAAGCTCCAGAGAACTTTGGATATATGAAAAATCACCCCCAAGTAGCCTCACCAATCAACAGCCTTAATACATGGGCTTTTTTGCAAGGATGGACTAGCGAAGACGAAGAAATGGCGGTAATATTACCTAAGATTGATGGGAATGGAAAGGAGACCTTTGATGAGATAATCTTTAATCATGGATGTGTAGAGGAAGGACACGGGGACGCCTTCATAGAGATTATAAGAAATGGGGACACTTTAGTTAATCTAATAAATATCTCCCCAGAAAGAGTAAAGACAGTTTTTTCCGGGTCAAGAATTAAACGCTATGAGATTTGGAATGGTACGAAGTGGGTTAAGAAGAAAGTAACTGAAATATTCCATACGATGAATAAAAAGGTAGGGGATTCAGTCAGAGGTACAGGAACGATACAATCAAATAAGAATGTTAATGATGCTATGATTGAGGCTTTTGAGGATGAGAGAGTAATAAAGCACAGAGACAAGGCCTTAGGTATCGTTTACTACAAAACAAACAACGCAGGAAAGATAGCATACGCTAATACCCAGATAGAGAAAGCTGTTAAAGAGGGGGATATGGTTGGCCTTCCAGAGGACACAGCCAAGATAGAGGCGTATCCTAGTAAGTCCTCAGAAGATAGGCAAAACTGGCTTACTTATGTAGAAAATCTATCTTATCAAACTGGGGGTGTCCCCCGCTCTATTGCTACGTCTGACGGAGTTAGCGAAGTAAGTGGTATTAATGGACATTTAATATTTGAGCCTGTATATGGGGCAAAGCAGTTAAGAATGGAAAACTCATTATGGCAGCAAGTAGCCATAAAGATTAAGTTTAACAGACCCCCTAGCCTAGTCCCAAAGACACAGGAGAACGCAGAGAAAAACACAGGTCAAACTTCTATTCAACCATCGGAGGTAGAGCCTAAGCTCAATAGATAATGCCACACGACGGAACTTCACACGAACCTTTGCAAACCCCCCGTCCTGGTCCTACCCCTGACCCAAATATTGCAAAAAAAGAAGCGTGTGAAGCTAAAGGAGGTATATGGGATTCAGAGAACCAAGTCTGTATTCCGGCGGGAAAAAGAGAGCCAACACCAACAGATGACCCAGTTTTAAAGATTGCTAGAGAAAAGAATATATCATTAAAAGCTGCTGCAGATGTTTTAGTTGCTCAACAGGGTCAATCTACACAGAAACAATTAGCAAGACAGACTACAGAAAATGTAAACCTAGAGCAACAAGAGGCACAACGATTATCAGGAATAGAAGCTGAAAGACAGAGAATAATTGCAGAAGAAGTCCCACAAAGGAGAGAATTATCACCAGAACTCACAGCTGGAGAAAAAATCCCTATTGTAGGTGGAGTAATAGGGCTTATAAATGATAGTACTAGAGAGAAAAGGAAAGAACAAGGTTTAGATATAGAAGGGGGATTGCAGCCCGAAGAATTAAGGAGCTTTGCATTATCAGAAATAGAGAGACAAGAGATAGAGAGAGGATTAACTGAAAGCGAAAGTTTTGGGCGGGCAGTTGAAGCTACTGGATTATCAAGGGTAAGTATTTTTGGATTAAGTGCAAAAGATTTAATAGAAACACCAAGCGAAAATGCTAGAGAAACATTTTCTAATGTACGGAAAGAAAAAAGACGTTTAACAAATATAGAAACTAATGTTAAACTAGGTTATCTTCCTGTTTCAGTTGCTCAAGAGCAAGTAAAAGACATAGAGCAGAATGTACAGAGGTTAGAAAGTAGAATTAGGCTTTTAGTATCTAGCTCTCCAGAACTTAGATTTAATTCAGATTTTGTTAATACCATGGAGACTGAAATTTTAGGAACTAAAGAAAAAATATTCCAATCAAAACAAAATATACTAACTGGACAAACTAACGACCCAACAGAGATACAAATACTTCAAGCATTACGAGGAGAACAGGGGGTTGAAGATGAAGGATAAACGGTTCTCATGGAGATGGCTTATCTTTTGGACTATCCTTTACTTTCCAGCTGCTCTAATCTATATAATAGTTAGGGGGGTAAATAAATGATAGAAGACGCACTACTAAACTATGGGATGGCTGGATTATTCATATTGTATTTAATATACGACAGACAAGTTTTAGTGAAGGGCTTAGTCAGGTCAATAGATAGACTAACGGAAGCAATAGGAAAGGTTTTATAAAGTGCTGTGTCATGTAATAGTATGAGCGAAAATGAACAAACAAACAAGACTAACACCGACGGAACAGCAGATAGTAAGCTTTTGGCGGCTGATGGTGCGCCTCTTTCCGACTATGAGAAGGCTTTGGAATTGGTTAAAAGGCGTGAAGAAGCGACTAAAGCAGAAAAAGAAGTCTTAGATGAAAAGAAGAAGCTAGCTGCTAATGAGATGATTGGTGGAACGGCAGGCGGGAGAGTTGAGCCTGAGAAAGTAGACCCAGAGAAGCAGAAGAATGAGGATGCAGCGGAATACTTTAAAGGCACGCAGTTAGAGAAGGATATTAAGAAGGCAAATGAATAAGAAAGAGTGGATAGAACAGAGGAAAATTCTACACAAACACCTTGAAACTGCTCAAAAGAACTTAAAAACAGCACAGGGACAGATAGATGAATTAGAGCTAACTATAGCCGCATATTCTGAGAAAATCAAAACATTTAAATAATATCTATTCTGATAAGGGATATGGCTAATGAAGGTGTGTGTATTGAGACCCCTACTATTTTTGAGAGAAGGACTATAGCAACAGGGACTGCTATGCCTTTCGGAACTATTATGAAGCTAACTGATGATAACACAGTTGTTATTTCTGCAGCCGATAACGACCCTTTTGGTGGTATATGTTGGACACCTATACTGGCTGCTGATACTTTTACAGAAATTACAGTAGCTATGGATGGTATCTGGGACTTAAAAGATTCTGGCGCTGGTGGTTCTGCAGGTGCTATTGTTAATGTTGGTGGAGCTAATCTAATTGTAGATAGTGCAGCTGCAGACTTACTAACTGGTTCTGTTGTAGGCAAGAGAGAGATGGATGCTGCAGCTAGTGAAGTATCAAGGATAAGGGTAGGGCATAGTACATAATGGCAGCAGGTAGTGAACTAGTCAACACAGACCTAAGGAAAGAGTTTATTGATTCTGCAGTTAAGGCTGTTGTTAAGATAGAGGAAAAGTGGAAAGCTATGTGTACTATAGATACTTCTAGTGCATGGACTGAAAGCTATTTTAGAGAAACAAATGACGATTCTACTGATACCGGTAATCAAAGCCCAATTAAAGGGATAAGAGAATATGCTGCATTTCCATTTATTGATGTTACCGAAACCAAAGTATCTAGTGTCATAGACAAGTACGCTGGCGAAAGTATCATATCTCTAGAGGCTCAGTCAAATATCACTGTGCCTATGCTACAAAGAAAAATCTATAGGATTGGAAGAAAAATAATCTACCAAGTAGATGTTGCTATAGAGGCTAGTGTGAGTACCAACGCAGGAAATACAGTGGCTATCACAGCCGGAAATGAATGGGATTCAGCAACGATAGCAAATAGAGACCCAGTCAAAGACTTTTTAGATGCTATCCAAACTCTAAGGGTAGATGGTATTGATGCCTTAGATGGTAGTGGGTTGCTTGTTGTGAATGGTAATGATTACACAAACATTATATCTAACACAAAGGTTTTGAACCATCCTACATTTAAGGAAGTCTCAGCCGTACAGAATGGTAGAGTACATAAGATAGTGGGTTTAACCATAGTTATATCTGAGGCTGTACAAGCAGACCAAGCTTATGTTCTGGTAGAAAAGAAAGGAATGGTATGGAAGCAAGCTGAAGCTATGAATGTAGTAACCACAGAAGAAGTTGGTAAGTGGACAACCATAAGGGCTTGGGAAAGAGGAGTATTCCAACTACAAGCACCTAACGAAGTTTGTAAGATTACTAACACGAGGGCATAATGACTAAAGAAGGAAGACTAGCCAGAGGTAAAGCAAACTATGAATCTGGTAAAAAGAAGTTACTAAATAATTCTGAGACGCAAGAGTATATAGCTACACTTCCAAAGGAAACTCCTAAGGAAGAACCAAAGGAGGAGGTTAAAGATGTCAAACCCAAGTCAAGACGAACTTTATCCTAAGCACTTAGTAATCCCACAGTATACCACAGCAGAAAGAAACGCCTTGATTGCTGATGTTGGTACTATAATCTATGATTCTACACAGGATAAGTTAGCATTTTGTAAAGCTAAGGCTGCTGCGGCTGCTAGTTGGGAGCTAATAACTTCTGTACAGGAGGCCTAAATGGCTACTACAGACATCTATCATATCACTGGTGGTTTAAAGGGACGTCATGCAGTTATGTTTCTAGATGGTGATTCTGACGACTACGTACAAGTAGACGCTCATGCAGTAGCTAGAACTGCAGCTAATGACACTGTAGGGACATACTCTGCTTGGGTTAATATTATCAATATAGCAGATACCTTCTGTGTCCTATGTGCAGGGGATAAGGATGTTGTAGAGTTCATAGAGCTTAACATAGAAGCAGGACTATTAACAGCTAGATGTACTGATGCAACAGTAGCCCAGTTTGTTACACAAGCTGATGCAGTAGGATTCAAACCTCATCAGTGGTATCATGTTGCTATGGTACAGAACGCTAATGGACAGGGAGTACACCTCTACATAGATGGAAAGAAGATTGCCACTACTAACGACACGGCTACTGATGTGGATGAGTGGTATAATAACCTAGATGGCTTAGATTCATTTAGAATAGGAGCAGCTAACAAGGCAGGAGATGACAGTGTTACTAACGAGCTTACTGGTGGTATATCTTGGGTAAAGTATTGGAGTACAAATCTTACTGCTACTGAAGTAATGAATGATTATCTAGGAGAAGCAGTGCAGGCTTCTGCTCTACAGTTAAGTATGGATTTTGTAGAGGACTTAGTAGATGCAGGGCTAGGTGCAGATGATGGTACTATAGTAGGAGATGTCTTACAGTCAAATAACTATTGTGAGTTCACCTCAAGATTGAGAAATAGTACAGGTACTCCTGTAGTTGCTGATACTTTACAGTGTTTCGCTTCTGGAGAAACAGGTCATGCAGTGGTGATACAGGCGGCCTAAGATGGTCAAGAACCCATTAATAAGACCACGTAATACTTCTAAAGGAATCTCACTACCTAAATCTGCAGGTATTCTAGATGACCATGCTATCAGAAAAAATATTGCAACTAAGGAAGGGACTATTGAGCATACACCCACAGCAGATAATCATATTTTAAACAAAGGATTTGCCGATGGAGAATATGTTAACATAACTGGGGACAGCATGACTGGTACTCTAAACATAACAGCTGATGATTGCCTTAATCTAACTAACACAGCAGGGGATACATCCCCTCTACTAACTATAACAGATAATTCAAATGATGCAACACGTAGTGTGTATATTGATGTGCAAAGGAGTTTAGGTAGTGGAGAACACGCCTTCTATATTCAGCAAACTTCAGGGACTATTGGGGGTGGGACACTGTACAGATGTGATGCAGGACAAATCACAGGGGTAGGTACAGCTTTTCACATGGAGTGTGCAGCTGGTAGTTCTACAACTTCTAACACTCTCCAATTATATCATGGAGATACAGACGGCAAAGTACTTAATCTAATTCAAGGAAGAATACACCATGAAGAATGGGACACAGCAGGGACTTCTGGCTTTCTAAAGAATGATACCGACGGATACGTTACACACTCTAATTCTGTGGATATTTCAGATGATACCAACCTTGCAGTCTCAGCTCCGATAGTCCTAACAGGAGACACGCTGAGCTTTAACGCAGGGACAGATAATCAGATACCATACACAGACAGTGCAGGAACTAATTTTGATTACTCTGCCGAGTTTGTCTATGATGGGACAAACGCAGCTATCGGAACAGGAGTTCATGCAACAGCTAAGCTACACCTCTTGAATGATGAAGCAGACACAGCACTTTCAGGATTAATAGTAGAAACAACACACGCAGACGCACACACCACTCTCACTCTTAAAAATGCAAACAATGCACAGTTCTGGACTATTGGAATACACCCTTTAGATTCTACAGGATTAAGATTTGCAAGAACAGGAACGGGGACAACATCAGGTTCAGAATATAATTTCTATGATGCTCAAGCTACGTTTGGTGTCCCAGACATCAGGATAAATGAGAAACTAAGTCACAACGGAGATGCAAATACATACCTAACTTTCACGACGGACAACATAGGACTTGTGACAGCTGGAACTCAAGCCCTAAACATAGACAGCAATCAATTAACAACTCTCAAACTAGCTTATGGAAACATAAGCACTGACGCTAACATTACCAACACCAACATCACGGGAGCTGCAACACCAGCTCAGTTTGTAGGATTTGATACTAATGGGGCTAGCAACAACGCAACACCATCACACGCCCAAGACCATATAACTATTAATTCTGCAGGAGATTACCACGTCACATTTTCATGTACATTATCTAGCGTATGGACAGGGGCACAGACAGCAACAATAAGAATAGAGAAGAACAACGGTGCTACTATATTAACTAGCTTGGTAGGCAGGAGAAGTCTAAGTGCAGGGGGTAGTGACTTCGGGTCGTTCACACTATCAGGCATAGAGACAATAGCAGCTAACGATACTGTGGAAGTATGGATAGAGAACTCAGTTAATCAGGACTTATTATTAACCGCCGCCTCATTGAGCGTAGTAAGAGTTGGAGGCACAACACCAACATCATAAGGAGGTAAATATCATGGGAGAAACATACAAGAAAATAGAAAGAGATGGTAGGATTATAGCAGAAGTAACTAACACTCAAGAGTTTGACAAAGATGTTCTTGACGCTAGAAAAAATTCTTTGGAAAGTGAGTTAGCTAAAGTAAACGCTATCTTGGAAGTCCTACAGTGAAATCAATAAGTAAAGCAGACCTAGAAGATAGAATAACCATGCTTCGTGAACTAGTAGATGATATAGAATTTATGAGAGGAGCTGAACCTGAGGTAGTACACGACCTAACTGACACTCTACTAGCCTACCAATCTCTATATCTTGAATACTTCGGAAAATATTTTTTACCAGAACGAAACATTTAAATACTATTTATTACTACTACTACTATGAAAATAACATTCAAAGGAGTTAAGCAGTGTGCTATCTGTAAGTATATATGGGTAGCGAGGATAAAGAAACCTAAGTGTTGCCCTAATTGCAAGAGTAGAAAATGGAAACGCTAAGTGATAATATACAGGAAGATGAGTATAGTAGTCCGTATCTATTTACTGATGATGTCCGTGAATTCATCAAGCAGTTGAAGGATGATATACATCTTAATATATCTACTTCTCCACTTGTAGATGAGATTATAGACGAACTCGCAGGGGAGAAATTAATATGAAGATACTTAACTTGTACGCAGGTATTGGAGGTAATCGTAAGCTATGGGGGGATGAGCATGAGATTACTGCTGTAGAGAACCAGCCAGAGATAGCTAAAATCTATAAGGATTTCTTCCCTAAAGATAGTGTTATTGTAACAGATGCCCATCAATACCTATTAGAACACTACCAAGAGTATGATTTTATATGGTCTAGTCCACCATGCCCAACACACTCTAGATTTAGAAATCTAAAGAACAACATAACAGAAAGTGAAAAGAAATATCCAGATATGAAATTATATGAGGAGATTATATTCTTAATGCACTTCTTTAAAGGTAAATTTGTAGTAGAGAATGTAATAAGTTACTATGAACCACTCATAGAACCACAGAAATCACAAAACCATTACTTCTGGTCTAATTTTGCTGTACCTTTTATTGAACCTGTAAATAGAGGTATTAGGAGAGGTACTAATAAACCTAAAGAAGAAAGACTAGGAATTAACTTAGATAAATTTGATGTTAAAAGTAATTTAAAGAGTAGTCTATTAAACAATTGTGTTGACCCTGAACTAGGTTTAGTAATATTGGAGAGTACGAACGTTTTAAAATGAGTATGGAATATTGTCACGACTGCGACTTAATGGTAGACCTTGATTATAATCAAGAACATTTTGATGAGGACGGGAAGTGTATTATACAAAATACACAAAATAAACAAAGATGGGACAAAAAAAAATAAGTGAAGTTAGTAAACGAGGTCTTTATCTATCTCTTCACCATGTATGGAATAAGTCATTAGTTCTTGACACTCTTTGCACACGTAGCGAAAGGGTGGTGGGAATTCTCTCCAGTCCTTATTCCTTTTACAAAGATTACAGGTTACCATTTTTTATGTCCTCCATTCTATACCTAAAAAGGCATTACACTTTTTATACTTTGACCTCTACAAATGCTCTCTCATCGTCTATAAATTGTTTGACAGACCACCCCACCTTAAGATTGAGTGGTTTTGAAAACGGACAAAAAAGGAGTTCGCCTAATAACACTAGTGCGAAGGAAAAAGAATAATGGATAAAGATACTATAATAATTACACTATTAATGATTTTCGCATATGGAACAGGAATTTGGGTGGGGGTCATATTCTTTTAATAAATTCATGCGAAGGAGAAGAAAGAATGATATGGAAGTTTTTAACACCTGAGGGATTTATCCCTTGTGAACCTATGAATGAAGAAACAAAGAGAGAGTTAAACTTTAGACAACATGGAGAATATGGAGTATCTAACTCTAGAAATGGTGGTACATGGTTTTTTAAAATTACGAAGGAGAAGGACTGATGGTCTTGACTAAAAGCATGGGGGAACAGGTAAAGCTGCCCCCTGATAATCAAAGCTATAAGGAGGTAAACTAAATGGAAGAACCAACGGAAAAACAAATCAAGTTTGCTAAGAACTTAGGGATAGAAGACCCAGAGAGCTTTAGTAAGAAGGCCTTGAGTGAGATGATAGATAGGAAGACTAAGAAGAAGGAAGGATATGAGCCAAAAGTTACTGATTATCCTGAGACCACAACAGAAATAGCTCAAGGAAACAAGCTAAGCCCTTCTCAGAAGGTATCTATCACAAGTAAGTGCTTTACTACTGCTTTAGACATGTTAGATAATACGAAAGGTATAGAAAAACATGAGTTTTATGGCTTAGTTGAGAATGTGCTTGAGGAGTATATGAAGATATATCACTCAATCTGATTAAATAACTCTTCTTTTTCTTTTAATTCTTTTTTTAATGCCCATGAGTGTATATTCTTCTCGTTGTAAGTCTCTTTATTATCAACCCAATCCTCAGCCATGATTACAGCTAGCTCTCTAGAAACCTCAAATAGCTCAAAAAGGTAATCAGTACAGAACTCTATCCTATAAGATTTCTTCTCAGCTAGCCTGGCCTCATAAGCCTTAGCTTTAGCTTCTTCCTCAGCTTTAGATAGCTCCTTCTGCTCCTCGCTCTCTATTAACCATTTGCGTATTAGTCCACTTATTAGGCCGGAGTAATTATGTTCTTTAATTATCTCTCCCTTTAGGTTGTCAGGTATAGAAAAGGTTATGTTAGCCATATATCTAACCATATAAGTACACTTTATAAGTATATGTATAATCTATACTTATGTTTCCTATGGAGCTGCCCATAGCCCTATCTCTAGTAGACAATACGTACTTACGTATTGTCTTGTTGTTATACATCAGTCTAGAAATATACCCACATACACCCTATCTGTCCCTACAGTGCTTACTTATTCTTAGGTATTGGATTATTTAAAGATTTAGGTGATGCTCCTCCACATCACAAACAGGTTTATATACTTCGGTTACTTCAGAAATCTACGATTTCTGTATTCCGGCCTAAGAAACACGGTAGTGTTTGTGATGTGGTAGTGCGGGTAGGACGTGCGGAATTACGATGGAGCACGGCCTCTTATCTCTGTTTCTCATCGTAAGTCTCAGTTTAGGCCTATTTCATAACATATTTAGGTTTTTTCTTTCCGACGTTGAATTTAGGGGGGGAAGAAGGGGGGGTACTCATCCCACAAAAATTTTAAATAATATAGATTGTATTACTATCTACTATGGAACTAGACAACTGGCAAGAGAAAGTACTCCAGACTAAAGGAAACATGGTCTTAAGGTCAGGCAGACAGGTAGGTAAATCTTTCATAATTGCTAGAAAAGCCTCTGAGTTCGCCCTAGAGAATAGTAAAAAGACTGTAATGGTCATAGCTTTCACAGAAAAGCAAGCAAACCTTCTATTCACTAAAATTTTGAATAATATAGTCCAAAAACAGAAAGAAGACAGGAAAAAGTACATAGATAAGCCAAAACCCACAAAACACGTGATTAATCTAAAAAACGGAACTGAAATTTACTGTTATGCGGCAGGAGACACAGGATACGGCATAATGGGCTACACAATAGACCTTTTAATCGCAGATGAGGCTGCTTGGATAAAAGAAGAAGTTTGGAACAGTATAGT